GCCGCGGCCGCCCCCATCAGGGTGACGAGCCGGTTCGGCTCGCCCGCGGCTTTGTCGACCCTGCAGTCGCGCATGGCCACGCTCGCGTCCGCGGCCTCGACCATGCTCCCGCTCTGGCCCCACAGCCTGCACCGCACCATGTGCACGTGCTTGCCGGTGTAACCGGATCCCGACGCGGCGGTATAGCCGTTGCGGCTGTACGCCACCGCGGATACGGCCACCCAGTTGCGCGCGTCCGGCTCGCCGACGAACCAGCAGTCGGAGAACGTGACTTGCACCTGCTCGCCGGTCACGCTGGTCTCGTTGCCGTACGTGCCGCCGTCCCTCCCGTCCCAGACACTCTTCGCCTCGCAGGCCGTCGCCTTGTCGCTGACGTAGAACCTGCATCCGGCCACGACGGCGCTCCAGCAGTTGTACAGGTCGAGCGAGTCCCAGCGCGACCCCTGCCCCTCGAACACGCACGAGTCGAAGCGGCACATGTACTTCGAGCTCACCGACACGTACTCCTTGTGGCTGAAGTCCGGGCTGGTCTCGTCGCCGATCGTCCGGTACACGTCCCAGTCGGAGCGCTCGAACCGGCAGCCGCTCATGTCCATCGTGCCCATGAGCCTGCCGGTCTCCCCGGACGCCTGCACGCGGATCCCGATGTCCATGAACTCGCAGTTGCGGAACTCGAGTCCGGCCATCTGGTCGAACACGATCTGGTGGTTGCGGAAGTCGCTGCCGTTGCCCGAGTACGCGCCCGAAAACACGCAGTTGACGAACGTGGCGCGCGCCAGCCCCCTGCGCGAGTCCCTGCCGCTCATCGCCCACAGGCGGCCCGCGGGCTTAGCGAACCGGCAGCCCACGAACACGAGGTCGTCCGCCGTCCTCAACTGCCCGCCCGGATAATCCCGGTCGAACGTGCAGTTAATGTAGACGCGCCGGCGGGGCACCATCGTCTCCACGTTGTCCCGCTGCACGACCACGTCGCCCAGCATATTAATGACTGATCGATACGATTGTGATGATTGGTCATCGATCAGTGATGACACTGCTCCATCCTGCAGGGTTTGGGCGGCCGCGGAATACTTTTTCGCGTCCTGCATGGCCTGTTCGGCGGCCTGCTGTGCGTCGTTCACCTTCTGGGTGATGGTGTCGGGCAGGTCGTCGATGTTGTCGTCGATGGACTGGGCCATATCCTGGAACTGCTGCGAGGCGTTCCGAACCAGGTCGGTTCCTTCGGGGTATTTGATGTGGTGTCGCGTTGTTTCCTTCATTTGTCCAGTTCGCTTTCATTGGTTGCTATCACGTCTATCTGGCCCCATTCGGACCACGTCATGTCGGTTACTCGTTCCCATCTGCACGTCAACGGCCGCAGGTCACCCCATCGCAACGGCTGCAGGGTCGGGTCGCGCGGCAGGGGATGCAGGTCGAGCTCGTTGCTCCATGTGGCTTCGCCGGCCGTATGACGGTAGGTGAGCGTGCCGCCTACCGGCAGCCACGCGCCGGCCGTGGCCGGCGTGCCGTCACGCGCGACCAGCGGCGTGTAGCGGTTGTGTATGAACGTGAGCGGTAGCCCGGCCCATGGGTGGAACTGGGCGGCATATTCGACGTCGTCCACCTTGCGTGATTCCACGCGCAACGATTGCGGGCGCAAACGGGTGCTGTTGGCCAGGATCACGTCCGCGCGCCGCAAACGGTCGGAATCCGACGGCATGTAGACGCCGGCTGTCCAACGACCGCCGGTGTCGTCTCGGATCACCGCGTCGGAGTCCACTGACACGCTCTTCTGCGATTCCGTGAGATTATCCGGCACGAGGCCTCGATCCGAGAACGTGAGTTCCGAATCCTCGAATCCGAACACGGACTTTTCCCCGTCCCATGTGACCTTGCGGCCCTTGAGTGTGACCTGGGTGACCGGATCGGGCAACGCCAGCGTGGTGTCGTCCACCATGACCAGCTCGGCCCTGACGGTGCCGGTCACGTGTCCCTGCCATGAGGTCGCCAGCGTGCCGTCCGACAGCATGGCCACGTACGCGGGCGAGCCCGGCAATCCCACCGTCATCACGCCCGGCATGTTCCGTCCCTGTTCGCACGCCTCGTAGACCAGCGGCCAGTCCGGCGACGACGACGCGAGATTGCGCACCAAAGTGATCAGGTCGGGGTGCGAATCGTTCCCATACGGGGCCGTTGCTGGCGGCAGGTGCCGTCGAAGCCACGCCAAAGCCGTATCGTCGAACGGCGCGCCCAACGCGGCCAGGAGCGCTTGCAGCACGTCCAGTCGCTCCGACGGGGACACCGGCCAGTGATGGCCGGCCAACGCGCCGGACTGTTCCGGTCCCTGCATGGCCTGGCGGTGCGCGAGCACGCTCATGCCCGACGCATACAACGACACCAGCCAATCGCCCTTGCTCTTGCGCTGCGTGACCTCGCCACCCACCGTGACCCGGCCATAGAAGACCGTCTCCAAGCCGGTGTCCGGCGTCGCCGGGATCGCCGGCGGTTTCAGATCGGCCAGCTCGGCCCACGACACCGATTCCGCCACCTGCCGCCACTGGCCGGCAATGTCGAACGTTTGCCACGGCACTGCGTCCGTCTTCTGAAGCCAGACCTTGGCGCCGGCCAGGTACAGCACGTCGCCCGCGAGATCGCCCGTCCGGTCACGGATCGTGAACCGCAATACGGGCGCATCGGGCTGGTCTCCGATGGAATCCACGCCCCAATCGATCGACAGGGACTCCAAAGCCGCCTGATCGTTCTCATGCGGGGTCAGGCACTCCCAACCATTGCCACGGTCGAGGTACAGCAATGCGAGGCGGCCGCTCATAGCAGTTTCTTCCCATAGGTGTTGGCCCATGCCTTGAGCGCCTTGTATATGGTCTTGCCGACCTCCGGCTCCATACCCGGCGTCATGATTGGCGATTCGACCGGCACGGTCAGATTAATGACGAGCTGACGGCCGGCGGGTCTGACGAGGGAGGCTCCGGCACGGTATGCGGTGCGTGCGCTGGGCATCGTGGCGCGGGCGCGCGCCAAAGTGTCGCCGGCGGCGAATGGCTGGATGCTGCGACTCATCATGTATGCGGCGGGCTGGAAAGCGTAGGCTTCGGTCTGGGCGCTGGGTATCGATGCGGCGGCGCTTTTCGCTCCGCTGATTTTGTCGATGAGCCCGCCGACCCAGCCGATGGCGCCGCTGATCATGTCGCTGATGCCTTTGAAGAAGCCGCTCACCGTGTCATACATGTTGCGGAAGAACCCGATGATGCCGTTGATGGCGTTCTGGGCCCAGCCGGGCAGCATATTGAACATGTTCTGCGCGGCCTGTTTGACGCCGTCGAAGTCGCCGGTGGCGGCGCTTTTGAGTAGGTTGAACGCCTGTCCCGCCAGTTGCACGCCGGTCTGTGCCCATCCGGGTAGGGCGTTGTACATGCTTTGCGCGGCCTGGGCCATGGCCTGATGGTCGCCGGTGACGGCGCCCTTCAGCCAGGTGAACATGCTGCCGACGAACTGCAACGCCGTCTGCGCGCCTGGCGGCAGCATGTTGTAGAGCGCCTTCATTTTCTGCATGATCCAGTCGGCGGCGGCCGCGCCGGCCGCTTTGATCTGGTCCCAGTATTTGACGCACAGGATTATCGCTGCGATTATAGCCGCGATTATGGCGATGACGGGCAGGAACGCGAGATTGACCGCGCCCTGGGCGACGGCCACCACTGCGGCTACCGCCGCGTAGGCGCTCATGGCCGCGTTCACGGCCAATACCGCAGCCGCCGCCACTCCCAACGCTATCGTCAACGGGGTGAGCCATGACGCATTCGCCTGCACCCACTGGGCCACCTGCGCCAACGCCGCCGATGCTGCCGTCAATGCCGGCAACAGTGCCTCGCCCAAAGCCGCTTTGGCGTTCTCGAACGCGGCGGCCATGCGCTGCTGCTGGCCCTGCGCGGTGTCGGCCTCTCGAGCGAAGTTGCCCACGGCCTTGCCTGACTGGGCCGTGATGGCGGCCAATGTGGCCTGCATCTTCGCGTTACGGTCGCCCGCCGCATACAGGTCACCCAAGCCCATCGACGCGGCCTGAGCTTTCAACGTGGCGTCATTGAGGGAAATGCCGTATTTTTCGATCGGGTCCATCTCGCCCTTCAACGCGGCGGAAAGCGCATCCACGGCGTCGGCCGTGGTGCCGCCGAACATCGATGAGAGGTCGGCAGCCAAACCGATAAGGTCGTTGGTCTTGGCTGCGGAATCCTCCACGCTCATGCCGAAGTTCTGCAACTGCGAGCCGACCAGGGTGGCGAACTCGTTGTATTCGTTCTTCGACAGGCCGACGGTCTGCGCGGCCTGGTCGCTCCATGCGAGCATCTGCCTGGCGCTGTCGCCGAACACGGTTTCCACGCCGCCCACGCTCTGCTGCAAATCGGCGGCCGCGTTGACGCACGCGGTGCCGATTTCGCCCATCTTCTGGATGATGCCGGCGGACGCGATGGCGGAGGCCATGCCGCTCACGGCGGTGGTGGTCTTCTGCTGCATGGTCATCATCTCGCCGGTGGTCTGGTTGATGGCCTTGAGCGCGTCACGCGCGTCACCGGTGATGTTGACCTTGATCGTAGAGGTCTTCGACGCCACGGGTTCTTACCTCCGTTCGAGCTTGTCCATTTCCTCCTGCTCCATGGCGAGCAGGCTCAACGCGGTGCCCCAGTCCCGCTCGTCCGGCATGGGGTCGCCGCGCCATGCCCAGGGGGTGCCGCCGAACCGTTTGGCGAGAATCACGCTCATCTCACACAGGCTGTCCGACGGCCAGACGGCTAGGCCGCTTTTGGGGTTTCGTTCGTTTCGGCGTCGAGCGCCACGACGTGTTCGGCCCATGCCTCGAACTCCAATGTGGTCTTGCCCGTGTGGCGCAGATGCCAGTACATGGCGTAGAGGTTGCGGCGGAAGGACTTGGGGTCGTCTCCCCAGCCGTCCGTGTGGGCTTTTTCCTCGGCCTTGATCTGGTCGAGGAACGTGAGGTTGATGGTCTCGGTGGCGCCGTCGTCCATGGTGACCGTGAAACGGCTCTGCATGGTTAGTCTCCTTGCACTTGTGTCAGGGCCTTATCGATGGCCTTGGCGAAGATGTCGTTTATCTCGTCCTGTGATTCGTCCAGGCCGCGTCCCATGAACCCGGCTGGCTCGATATGGTGTTTTGGCCACCCGTAGTTGATGGGGCCCGCGTACCTGACCTTGGAGCTGCCGGCGCGGACCACGCCGGCTCGCTGTGTGGCGCTCGAACGTATCGAATGCCTCAACGTGCCTGACAATACCGGCGCTTCCTTCTGGATGGCGGGCTTGGCGACTTCGGCTGCCTGTTTGTAGCTGGCTTTCAGGTCCTGCATGTCAGCGCCGGCGGCCTTGAGCGTGCGGGCGAGCCTGCCGAGGCCGCGCGAGTCCATCTGGATTCTGAACCCGCCGGCCATGTCAGTCTCCGGTGGCGGTGGATGCGGTGGCGATGTCGGTCGCGCTGAAGCTGAAGTCGATGTCGTTGCGGGCCTTCACGTCACCGCCGAAACCGAGGGGTGCGACGGTCAGGTTGCCGGTGATTTTCAGTTTCGCGGTATTGTTCGGGATCACCGTGAACGGCAGAATCTCGCCGGCGTGCGCCAGGCACCATGCCTGCAACCCGTCGGTCGAATAGTCTTCCTTCACGGTGCCTTCCACGGTCCAGGTGGTGGTCTGGGCGCCGGCCTCCTCGTGGCCGTCGAGGAACGTGTCGGGGTCCTCGCTGCTGGTGTCCGGGGTGACCTTGATGTTGGTGCAGTCGGCGCTGAAGTCCTTGACGCTTTGGTTGGCGCCGATGGTCAGGCTGCCATGTCCCAGGATTCTTGTCTTTTCCGCCATGGTTATTACTCCTTGTTGATGGTGATTCGGTAAGCGGCGAGCTTGCTGCCGTTACGGGTCCAGCCGGCCGGTTCCGCGTCGATGACGTTCACCAGCTGTTTGTCCTCGATGTCCTGCAACACCTGGTAGATCAGGTCGAGCGCCTCCGCTTGGCTGGAAACGGTGCCGGCAACGATCCATGCGTCGTAGGCGCAGAGGTGCGTGCTCCAGTTCGGCCATGTGATGCTCGGCGAGCTGAGGAACACATGCACTCTGCCGGATGGGGGCGTGACCTGCGCCGAGTCGGTGGTGACGCGGTCGATCAGGTCGCTGGATTCGGCGAGCTGGTCGATGACGGTCTGGTTGTCGGTTCTGATGCTCATGCGATCCCCAATCCGGCCAGAACGCCTGCCGCGCGCAGTTTCGGCCACGCCGCGCGAAGCGGGTCGGTCGAAACCCGGTAGGGTTGCACGCCGTCCGGCGAGTCGATGGCCATGACGCCGTTCCTGGCGTCGCGTTGCCCGTACAGGTCGGCCGCGACGTTGATCACGATGTCGTCGCGAATCGGTTCGGGCAGCTGGTCGAACCGTTCGCCCACCCCTGACGCGAGGTAGGCGCGGGCGGCTTGGAGGCTCGCTGTGAGATTGTCCTTGTCGTAGTCGGTGGCGTCAACGAACGACTTCAACCGTTCGAGCAACGGGTCCGTCAGCGCGGCGGCCATCAGACGGTCTTGGCGACGAGCGGTGTGATGCCGCCGGGGAACGTGGTGCCGAACGCCGCGTAGCCGTACACGCTGTAGTCGCCGGCCAGGTTCTTGATGTTCTGCTGCTGGAGCTGGAACGGTCCGCCGGACTCCCACAGGGTGAGAGCCTGCGGGTCGAGGAACACGGCCGTGTTCGCGGCGGCGGCGGGCATCATGCGCACGGGCACGCGGAACAGGTCAGCGGTCACGCCGGAAAGGTCGAGCGAGCCGAGCGTGTCGGAGCCCTTGCCGGAAACGTCCATGAGCGCGTTGCCGGAACGAGTGAGCTTGGCCATGGCGGTGAACACGTCCTTGCCGACCACCAGAGAGCCGAGGGAAGCGCCTCGGGAGTCCACGGCCTCGGCCGCCTCGATGATGGCTTCGATCCACTGGTCCGCAGTCATGGCGGCCGGCGCCGCCGGGGTCTTGACCTTGTTGGCGTCCGCGCCGGTGATGGCGGTCTTCAGATAGGCGCGTGCTGCATCCTCGATGGCGTTCGAGTAGGCGAGCGTGAGGGCACGCAGCGCGGTGTCCAATGCGGGTGTGGTGGAACGGTCGATGACCTGCTGGCTCAGCGTGGTGTAGCCGCCGTAGGTGGACACGGTCGCGGCCTGGGAGCTCAGCGTGATCTTGCCGGTGGAGAGCGTATCGGTCTCGTTGGCCTGCTGCGCCACCTTCATGGTGTTGGTGCCCAGGGTCAGGTATTCGACCTTCAGGCCGGTGGCCGGCAGTGCGGAGTGGACGAACAGGTTGGCCACGGAACGGCGGGACTGCACGAGGCGAATCTGGTCGGCGACCCACTGGGTCTGGTTGTTGATGTCCGGGCTGGTGATGGCGTCACGGGTCTCGTCCTGGAAGCGCTGTGCCTCCTCGCTGCCGTCGGACAGCGCGTGCAGGTAGTCGCCCATGCTGCGCCACTGGCCGCCCAATAGGGGCGCGGGCTGCGGGAGATTGGTCTTGAGGCTGGCGATGGCGTTGCGCGTCTCGGTCTCCAGCTTGTCGAACCGCTTGGCGAGTTCGTCGGTCATTGGTTCCTCACTTTCGTTCGGTTGATTGATGTTGGCGGTGCGCTGCGAGGTGATCGTGGCGCTGGGGTATGCGGGGGTGCCGGTGACGGCGACCTCGATGAGATCGACCTTGCGGCGGTGCACTTCGGTGACGCCGTCGTCCGATTCGATGATCCGGTTCTCGACGGGCTTGAATCCGATGCTGAAGCTGTCGCACACGCCGTCGCGCACGAGCTGCACGGTCTCGCGGGCGAGCTGCGTGTCGGAGAGCCTGGCGCGGATCATCAGCCCCGTGTCGTTGCGGGTGATGCCGGTGACCTTGCCGATGAGCTCGCCGTGGTCGCGGCTTATCTTCACCGTCCGTCCGCCGAAGTCGCAGTCGGGGTCGATGACCTCCGCGTAGCCGGCGAACAGGTCGTAACGCTGGTTGAACGGCACGGCCACGCCCTCCAACAGGGTGCCGTCGCCGTTTTCGTCGTCGCGGATTTCGAGCCGGTCGCAGGTGATGGTGCGCGCCTGCATGAGATCATGCTGCATTGTTCTTCTCCTTGATGTCGGTGACGTCGTCGATGCCGGGCAGTTCGTTCAGGCCGCCGCGTTGGCGGGCTTCGCTTTTGAGCATCCAGCCCGCGCCGACGGCTCCGTTCAACGCTTCGTAGCGGGTGCTGGTGTCGCTGCGCCGGCTGGAATCCCAGTCCATGCCCACGGTGATGTCCGGGTCGTCGATGAGCTCGCCCAACGCCTCGCAGATCGGGTCGGCGTACGCGGCCAGCGTGTACGAGCTGAACTCGATCCACGACTGCTCGATGTTCTGGTAGGTCAGGCTGGAGCCGTCGGCGCCGGTGAGCATGAGATTCGCGGGAATGCCGAACAGGCGGGCGGTCTGGGTAGCGTCGAACTTGCGTGATTCGACGAACTGCATGTCCTCCGGGCTCAGCAGCGTGCGCTGGTAGGTCAGGCCCTTGCCGAGGAACACGGGTTCGCCGGCCTTGACGTTCAGAATCTTCTGCTTCGCGGCGGCCGCCACCTTGTCGTCAATGACCTGGTCGGACGAGTACACGCCGGAAGGGATGGCGGTTTCGTTGCGCCAGTTCGCCGCGAAGTCACGGGTCTCGCCCATGCCCTCCAATTCGACGCGGCAGGAGCCTATCGGGCCGAGGCCGCGCAGGCCGGTCGGGTTGACGACGAGCTTCTTGTGGATCACCTGGTTCTTCGTGTAGGAGCGGCCGCGCCACGAATAACGCAGATTCGGGTGCGCCGGGTCGGTGGACAGGTCGGTGACGGTGACCTCGCGCGGAGGCAGGGGAAGCACGCCCAACAGCATGCTGCCCGCCTCCTGGCGCAGCAGGAAGAAGTTGCCGTCGGTGGCCAGGGAGCTCACGAGGTACTGGACGAGCTCGCGGCGGGTCATGTCCAGCGAGGGGGTGCGCACGATGCCGTAGGGGGCGACGGTGTGCCCGTCGTCGTCCAACTGGATCACCGGCAACGCGCTCACGGCGGTCTCCAACACCTGGATGGCGCGGAACACCTGAATCAGACCGGTCGGGGTCTTGTCGGCCGGCGTGCGCGAGGGCAGCACGGGGGAGCCGTCCTCGTTGTGCCCGGTTCCGTCATCAGCCCGCTTCAGCAGCCAGCCGGCCAGTCGTGTCTTCCAATCCATGACGCCAAGCATGCGCGGACCACGCCGGAATCTCCAAGCCGGGAGTGCTCAAACGTCGTCAACAGTGCTCAAACGTCGTCACGTGAACAGCTGGAACACGGGTGCCGGCTGGATGTGCCTGCACGCCCATGTCGCCAGCTGCACCGACTCGATGGGGCTCACGTCGCCCGGCGACTGGCGACGGTCGAGATACCAGGTGTCACCGGCCCATCTGCGCGTCGCTATCTCCACGCTGTGATCCAATCGGGGGTCGGGAGCATGCGAGGCCGTGCCCTGGCGAAGCATATCGAGAAACGCGGGCCCCGTCATGCCGAGCTCGGTGGCCGGCATATCGGCCAGCCGGGTCCCGTTCGGGGCCCGCCGCGCGCGGCGTTCACC